CTATATTTTTTCATTGGCTAAATTGATAACGACTTTTTTATATATTTTCGCTTGGATGACGGCTTCATACGCTCCGCCGTATTCCCTATAAATATAAGAAATTATGTAATCCGCATTTTTAACCATATAGCGATTACGGACAGGAATGGCTAGTTTATAAGGGGCGGCTTCAACTTCTGCCGGATAGTCAAAACTGTCAAAAAAGTTATCTCTACCACGATGCAGTTGCTGTATATATGCAGCTACCAAAACAATATGAATGTTTGGATATTCCCGTTTCAGCTTTCTTAGAATTCCAGAAGCATAAATATCAAACCACCCATATCCGCCAATCCAGAATGTATTTACGCCTTTTTCGATTATAAGCCGTCGTATTTGTTTTTCAATTAGCGGCTCAATTTTAGAAGAAGTATCTCTATGTCCGAAAAATGCGCATACTTTTCTCATATTGTTCCAAACTCCCAAAAAAAAGACCACCTAAAATAGGTGGTCGGAGAGTTCGTAAATCACATTTCGCAAAATGATTCCTTTAGCCTTTAGAATCCGGAGATTCCTATTGCATACGCTAAAAGCTCCCCGACCGTAGCCGGGGATATATTTACTATCAGCTATTGCAAATAACCGACAATATGACGATGTATATCCAAACACCGTGCGAAATGAGGCTTACGACAGCCCCGCACCCATGTGCTAAACTAGGGGAACTTCCCCAAGTCTGATATGAGGATACCGATGAAAGGTTAATTTTGCAATAAGAAACTGAAAGTTAAAATTTTCAAAATTGTTTTTACTCCTCCCAAAAAATGCCACTGAATTGTCCAAATTTTGAGGAACAGTTCTGAGAAAAGTCGGTTTTTTCCGTTTTTTAACGCAAACCACTTGCAATTTAAAATGTGTATTTTATACTACTGTTTGTTGGAAGGCCCAATTCCGACAGGGTTCGGTAAAACCTAATCAGTATGGGCAAATCTCTTGGGCTTTGTGAGCTTTTAAAACAAGAGTATATTGCTATAGGGCATTTCACCTTAACGGGTGGATGCCAGCTAATAAGGCCTAGCCAAATAACTGGGCTATTTTTCATACTGATTATAGTTTACCCATCCACCCACCTGTGGTCGCACAGGTGGGAAAAACGTATTAACCCGTTGAAAGGATGGTAGCGATGCGAGATTTCAAATTCATAAGAACTAAGGCATTAGCGCCAAAATTTGAAGAACCGACAATCAAAGAACTTATCCGTTGTGTGGCAGACAATATGGATGATGCCCAATGGCGGCAATATCAATCGCTTTCTGCAGAGGAACAAGAGGTGTACGCTTTTGCGCTGCTGACAGAAACGGAAGAAACGGTTACAGCGACAAAAAAATATTTTTATACGATTGCCGGGGAAATTGAAAAACTGCTGCAAAATGGCGATGAGCCTCAGCTTGAAAAATTGTTGCCGGAAGTCTTAAAATATTTCCCCGAACCTCAGCGCACTTATTGTGCTATGGTTCATTCTCTACATGATTGTCTGGCTCGTACCGAACTCATTATTGCGAGAATAAACGAAGAACTTGGCGAGATTACCAATGTGGCTCAGCTCGCGTTGTTTGACTATTACATTAACAGCGGCAAACTCAAATCCTATTGCAAAAGACACGAAAGTTAAGTCCGATGCGGCTTTGTTGGGGCAGGATAGCGATTGGCATAATTTTACTTTTTGCACAGCCATTGTCTGCCGCAGACTTAAATAAAGCGGACATTTTAAAAATAACTGACGGTGATACGGTATTGCTTGCCGTGAATGGAGAAGAAATAAAACTTCGGCTGTTAGAAATAGACTGCTTTGAAAATAAGCCCAATCTGCGTGCCAAGTGGCAGGCGGAAACTTATGGTTTAACCAAAACGGAAGTTTTGCATCGTGGAAAGCAGTCAGCCGTTGTCCTGAAAAAATTGTGGCGGGACAACCGAGCCTTTTTCTACGTGAAACTCAAAGGAAAAGATGTTTACCGCCGCTATCTTGGTACTCTTTTTATTATCCGCAATGATATTGAGATTGATGTTAACCATTATATGTTAAAATATGGTGGTTGTTTGCCATATCGGCCCAAGCCAAGACGTTGGAAACCCAAGCAATAAAAAACTTGCTTTTTTATTTATGTTGCCAGTACTGATATGTACTGGGACACTGGCGTTCTGGTAGGTTGGTAAGGCCTGATTGGTGTGGGCAGGTTCCCTTTACGTGCAAGGAAAATTTTGTCGTTTTAATTTGGGCGGATGCCGGCCAATAAGGCTTAGCCAAATAACTGGGCTATTTTCACGTTAATCATAGTTACCAACCCGCCCGCCTTTGCTTGAATGTCTGAACTAATCTGTAAAATGGGGTTTATATTTCTCTGCGGCTTCAAAGCGCATAAGCTTTCCGTACTGCCGATAATAAAAACCGTTTATTACGTCTAAAAGCGCCAAATTCCGCACGCCCCATACAATAATCTCGCTCCGCATATAGCGCACCCACATTTCGGCAGTGGCGTTTCCTGAGGCATAAGCCGATTGCGGAAGCTTAATAATCTCATCGTAGTCTTTATTATAGTATGCGCTAATGGCAATTGCGGCAATATCTTGTTCCTCTGCTGCAAATTCCCGCTGTACCAAAATTCGGCAATACAAATCGACATAAGTTACCAGCGCAAGCTTAAAAAAATCGCTGTTTCTATAGTCTTTGGCAACATTCTCCGTATTACGCCTCAAAATGCGTACCAGTTGTTCATAAATGCCTAAAAACATCCCCTGACGATAAATTGCTACAAGATTGTCTTCATCAACGTTTTGGCAATACTTCTGCCAAATGGCTTCATCACGTTGCTTTAAATCAGCTATTTCCATACTCTTATCTCTGCGGTAACACATTTTCCCACCTGTGTGACCACAGGTGGGTGGATGGGTAAACTATAATCAGTATGAAAAATAGCCCAGTTATTCGAGCTATGCCTTATATACCTGGCATCCACCCGTTAGGGTGAGATGCCCATATAGCAACACACTCTTGTTTTTAAAGCTCATAAAGCTCAAGAGACTTGCCCATACTGATTAGAAATTACCGTTCCTTGTCGGAATTGGGCTTTCCGACGTTTATCAGCATACAGAACATAATTTTAATTTGCAAGCGATTTTGCAAAAAAACGGAAAACCCCAGCAGAGAACTGCTGGGGTTTTCTAAAGACTTGTGATTTTTTTATTGTGTTATTTTAGTTTAAGGAATCTTGCAAAGTCTTGCCAACCTTAAATCTGGCAACCTTTTTCGCCGCAACTTTAATCGTTTCACCGGTGCGCGGGTTGCGAGCCGTAGACGCGGCACGCTTGGAAACAGAGAATGTTCCGAAACCTACCAAACGAATTTCATCACCTTTTTTCAGAGCGGTGGTAACAGAAGCAATAAACGCGTCCAGAGCTTTGGTTGTATCAGCCTTTGTCATACCGGCTTCAGCCGCCATGCTGTCAATCAGTTCATTTTTATTCATAGATAAAACTCCCATATAGATTATATTGCACAGGAATCTAAATAGATTTTTCATTGCGAGTCAATGAAAAATAGCCATTTTTATCAAGATTTGATAAAAATACCCCGGAATTTCTTTCTGAGCGTTCTCACGGGCTAAAATTTAATCTCAATGATATGCCAAATAAAACAATGAAAAAAAGCCCCCTACTCGGAAGTAGGGGGCTTAAACATACATAATTCATCATAAATGATGTTGTTTTTATCAATTTGTTTAATTGTTTCCGGTGTATCTTTTTCATAATCAGCATAAACCGGCTCATAAAGCAAGCAAAAATCACCGCTTATACTTGTCGTGCAAGCGTTTAATTCGGTCAATATCAGACAAACCACTACGAACATTTTTAGCAGCTTTAACGGCATTTAACTTTCCTTTCGTTTGTTTATTCTCCGCCGCCTCTTTGGCATGGCGATAGCCAAAAAGGTATAAAAAAAGAGCAATAGCGGTAAAAACTATTGCTCTAAACTTCTTTAGAATTTCCATCATCTTTTTTTCTCCGGTTAATTCCAATATCCCGGACACCGCTAATTCCCAACATAATGCCTAAGCTGGTTAAAAGCTGTTCCCAGTCGATAACATCCACCGCAAAATACGGTGCAATCACGCAGTTATGCAGAAAACCATAACATAAAATCCAACCAATCAGCGGAATCCATGATCTTTTATTTAACTTCATATCAAATCAATCCCCTGTTGAATTGTTTCATCGGAATAGGGTTGAATGCCATTTTCCATGCGGATAATAGCTTTAATAAAAACAGTCAGCACCCCGCGTTCTTCAATATCTATGACTGTATCGGGGTAAACACCGAGCTGTTTGGCAACAGACTGAATGTAAGCAGCAGTCTGATTTTCATTAGGAGGCGCATAACGACTTACAATCGTTCGGACTGTATTTAAACCATGAATTTTTTTATAATTTATAAGAACTTTCGCCAAAGCACGGATTCCATAAATTGGTGCTGTAAAAACACAAAAGGCAGAATCTATATCTCTGCCTTTAGGATTTAATCCTTGCCAATTAGCACCGTGCCGGATATTCCCCGGATTATTGTTTCTAATTCCTCTTGGTAGTTTTTGATTCATTATGTATCTCCCAAATAAGTTGCCGCAATTCGTCAATTTTCAGTTCAAGCCGGGTAATATGAACCTGTGTGGCATACTCCCGGGCAACTTGCACCTTAAAATCATTCAATTCCTTATGTACATTGCCCATTTTATGGACAAGCCAAACAAAAGCCGGAACACAAATAATTTGTAAAAATTCTAGCCAATCCATTCTCTTTCCTTTCGTTTTATGTTTTATAAACCTCATCACTTTCATTAACGCAGCTAATTTCCACGGTATCGCCACGGGGTTTGACACCGATTACCTTGGCATACATTGATACTTTTCCTTTTATACCGAAAGTAAAATGAGTTCGTTCCATTGCCGTACCGGTATAGATTTTAATATCCGGCACCGTTTGAATGACAGCTTCTTCATCTACTGCACCGCGGATAACCGGATATGTCTCACTCATAGAGCCGTCTTTGTGGCGAAAACATATAAAATGTTCCTCGTTTTCTTTCCACATCAGATGTTCTGACAATTTTAGAGTATTCCCGGAAACTGATAACACTTCGCCGCCTTGTCCCCATTCGCACATATCATGCGTTATGCTGATTAAATCGCCATAGGTGGGGATTAGCCCCTCTAATTCGGTTTGAAAACTGATATACTTCCGCCGGTAACGGTTGCAAGCGCACATATAATAGCCCTCCCGAGCGGCATGTTCTTTGTTGGTACAGCCAAACAAATCTACATTGGCCGGGTTTTCTTCCGTACTGTCCGCAAGTTTGGTTGTTACATCATCATATTTCCAGTATTTACTTGAGAAATACTGTACTTTTACACTATCTGCCGTATCCTCAGACGGCATGATATATTCGATAGAAAAGCTATCTTTGACTATATTTCGTGGTGTGAACATTGCCGTAGGAATCGTCTTTTTATCATCACGGATAATTCGGATCATTCCTGCCTGCAAGATAGGAATGGCTCGTCCACAACGTGCAACCTTTAACATAGCTTCCCAAATTGTAGTTGTACTGTCAAAAATTCCGTCAAAATAATCTCCCCGACTTTCCCAAACCTTGTCAAGCTGTTCAAGTTCGGTTAAATGGATACGTTCATCTGACAATTTTCCACCGTATGGAGCCGTTAAAATATCCGCAATAGCCCAAGCAATCGAACGCGTTTTTACCGGTTCACTCCAACCGGAATTTGAACTCCATGTTTTGACTTTACGATTTACAATAGCGTTAATCTTTCGGCTGGAATTAGATGAGAGGTTATTTGTTGCCCGCATTTTAATAGCCAAAAGCGTCATTTCACCAAAATCAGACGGAGCTTCCATATAGCCTTTCAAACTTTCCCAATAAATGGCGTGAGCGGCCCTTGCACTTGTATCTTTTGCGTCCAAACGTACCATACGAACTTCATAGCGTCCCAAAGAAACCATATAAAAGAAAGTAAGTCGAATAGGTGTATTTTGAGCTGCCGTATGACTCTCTGAACCCAAAACAATCCAATCTCCAAGCGCATTTCCCTCATCATCGACGAGTCTGGCCTCTGCTTTCCATTGAATTGTTTTGGAAGACAGGCCACCACTATCGTTGGCATAATACAATCCGGCGCTCATAACCACATCTATACCGATTTTATCTATTTGAGTATCTTCAGGATTAACAATAAAACCGCCGACATAAGTGTCTTTTAATAGTTCTTGCCCGGCGATTTCCGCTGCCATTACCACATTCGGATTAAAAAGGGTTACAGGTTGGTTAGGCTGGACAATTTCATATTCCACCTCAGCAAACGAACTTATCAGCGTATCATCAATGCGAATCTGCTCAACTTCACAATAACCTTGTGTTAAAACGTGAAGCTGGTGAAGATATTGCTCATTCTCATTATATTCTGTGTAGGGCTTAGCTGCAAAATCCGGATAGATAATGTGCCGGCCATACAAAACAGGAATAACCCCGCCAAGTTTGGCTTGATTCCCCTGAGCGTTAAGAGAATATGTCGGACTGCTTTCCAATGACGAGGCGGAATATGATGATGTTAAGCTGCTGTATGGAGACGGAATAACTGCATTAACAAGCATTGACCCTCCAACACTTATGGCTGTTGCTGCCGCAGCTCCGGCAAAAGCGCCATAAGCTCCGGCAACAATTCCACCCGTATAATAGGCCGCCACCATAACGGCTACGGACAGTACGACCTTAATCGGATTTGAACCACCGCCACCACCACCTTGAGGCAAACACATAAAAGCAAGGTGATCTGAAGACTTTGGACAATCGTTCCAAAATCTTCGCAATAAAGGTTCACCGTTTAAAAAACAGATGAATGGCAAATTTTGAGGACTGACATTATAATATATGGCAATTTCTGTTATGCTCATTTGTTTAGAACAATAAAAAACCTCGCTTTGAGCGAGGTTGAAAGGATTCTGTATCTTAACTATTTGCGGCATACTCTAAAATCTCCATAATTTGCCAGCCGTTCATTTTAAGCTCCGGGAGTTTCTGAAATACCACGCCGACACCTTGCATATTATGCAAAACGCCACCTCCGTCTATATCAGCATAAATCCCCACATGACAAGGATATTTGTTCTGTGTCAAAATAACGATATTCTTATCCTCTAGCTTAAAAGTCTCTCTCAAGTGGTTATAATTAGATGATTTTCTGAATTCGCATAAAACATCACGCAAACTTGTTGCGTCTGTTACAATCGGTGACAGTTCCAATTTCAGCTCGTTTTGGTAAACATCTCGGACTAATCCCCAACAATCATATTCGCCATTAATCCATAGTTTTCCGATATATTTAACAGCCCAATGTTTCATTTTAACTCACTAATCCCATAAATTTTGATAAACGATAGGTTTCATTCGGAAATGTTTTATTTCCGATATCTGTCATTCTTGCCTTCGCCGTGATTTTATAAACATCACCGCTAATCTCCGTAACGGTCAATCTGACGGGCGGAATCATTTGGGGTGTTGTCAAGTCCGTAGATAAATAAGGACGATAAACAAGCTCTGTCTTATATTGCGATGAAGCAGCATTGTCCAAGTGTTTTCCTATTTCCCGACTGACATTATCTATTTCTATTGTAATTTCCGGTACAGCAGAAGTATCTACCGGAGGAAGTTCGATATTAAAACACATCGCTTGAAATTCGACATCTTTTCCTGTTTCGAGTTTAGCTGTAATATTATGAAATCCTTGCACAAGAAAGATTGTTATCGGATTTCTGTTATCATCCATAAAATCAGGATGTTTAATTTCTAATGTATGATAAATAAGCACATCACTTGGGCTTGAGGCATAAGCTTCCATAATAGCCTGCTGTAAAACATCATTTGGCATCGTACTCTCCTAATATCCAACAGCAAACCATGAAACTATACCTTGACGACATCCTGTATCATCAGAATCCCGATATCGAATACTGAAAGCCGTTGTACTAATATTGACAGCCACAGCAAGGTAATTATAGTCACTGGTATAATTAGTCGGCTGATTATAAGGGGTCAGTAATACCATTAGCGGAGCTGCCGAAAATGCGATTGGAAATGTGACCGGAAAATCAGCATTGGCATTGACCATAACTTTACCACCTTGCTTGATTAAGCCAGTTGCCTGATTTCTTTCATACCAGCAGGTATCATTCCATGCCGACAGAAATATCTTAGCATTAACCAGCGCAGATGTTATATTGCCCAAATCTGTATCGACTTTATTTATTAAAGTATTCCTAAGTTCGGTAGTGTCTTCTTCTGAAAGAGGGCGACAAATATCCGCACATTTAATATAAACCAATTCATAATAAGATTTAGGTCTTGTTTCCGAACCATAACGGGGAATTCCGTTGATTCCGTCTGTTTTAGGTTCCAGAACATACATATTTATACCATCTTTCTGGAGAGCCTCGTCTGCACTTGCTGTTGCGGTAATTGCCGGACCATCACCCGAACCGTATGCATCAGTCCTAATTTGATTGGAGTGGTAATGTCCTTGAAACTGATCATCTAAAATTGTTCCAATATTTTCTAATGTACCACTTCGGGCATAGTTCTTTAAAAGCGGCAAAATAATGGTATTTTCATCTATTTTAACATAAGAGCCACACATTCCATAATTGGAAACCTGACTGTTGTACGTTGTTTCATCAGTAAATACCAGATAATTAGTATCAACTAATTGAGCAAAAAAATCAGGATATTTGGTGCGCGTTATGGTGTTTTTATACCATACAGGCTCATAACCGTCCGGGACTTTTTTATTGCCCGGTACACTCAAACGAGACCCCAAAGGAGCTGGTGCAGCGGATTCAGCATAATACTTAGCCTGATTAGCGTGAGATTCTGCTAATGCTATTTGTTCCTCTGCAGCTTTTCCAATATTGGAAATTTGTGTTGTCCCGGCAAGATTTACAGTTTCAACCTCTGTATCTCCATTATTCTGAATGGCAAAAATCTGTAAAGCCGTTTCATTTTGAATGTTTTGGATAGATTTATTTGTTTCCGAAGATATATTATTAAAGATTGTCTCCGCCTGGCTTTTGATGTCTAAAGTATCGTTTTTTAGTATCTGCGTATCTGACTTTATAATAATTACATCATCTTTAAGCTGGAGAGTGGCATTTTTAGCCAATATAGCTTCATCTCTTGCATGTTCAGCTTCCGCAACAACATCTGATACACCACCTGTTATGTTATCTCGTATATCTTTAAGCTGTTTCGCAACTGTCGGCACATCTCCATTTTCAGTTGTTACAACCGTATTTTCATCGCCATGTATAATATTATGCCATTTTTTGCCGTCAACCTCTACCTGCGAAACAGCAGCTTCAAGTCTTTCTTCCATATTTGCCATTTATAAATCCTTTGTTTGTTTTTGATATGTTATATGTACGTACTCGTGAAGATGATTTACAGAACGGGAAAGTTTTTCAAAATCATTAGAAAGCAAGATATCTAAAGCTCCTTCCGACAGGGTAGGACGTTCTCGTATTTCTAATTCAGAGGTAATAGCCCACAAAATTCCGTTTTGAAGTTTAGCTGTAAATTGTTGGGTAAACCTCGCTTCCTGTTCTATAAGGCCTAAACCGCCTAAAAGGTTAATAACAAACCACTCAGCTCCCTCTTTCGCATGATATTTATACCATGCTTCAAAAAGAGAAAATTGCGATGCATTCATAAACCATTTAACGGTAATTTTACTTGGAACCGCATCAAATCGCCGACGTTGCCGAGCTGTCCCCGATTCCATTTGTGTACGGATAATTGCTTCATTGGGCGTAATAGAGTAATCCTCGACCAGCGGCAGAGGAAGCAAGTCTGGAAATCTTACTGTCATCAATATTCCTTTATAAACTAACCATAACTGCCGTATGCGGGATTAAGTCCGTATCGCCGTTCCAAAACCGGAGCAAGGCCTGTTCCTTTGGAAACATTTTTAGCCATTGAGTTTTCTATTTTTTCAATCATTATATCCAGATTGATTTTACCGTTTCCCTGATTTGATTTAGTAACCGACGTTTTAACATCCGAAGAAGCATTATTTATAACATTAACGCTAATGTTAACCGTGGATTCCCTATCCCCAATTGCTTTCATCTGTTCACGGGTAAAGACCCCTTCGCCGCGTTTAGCGATAATTGGTACCTCATCTCCAACAATGCCACCGCCATGAAATTTGGGAGCATTAAAAAAAACTGCCGGACTGGCATAAGTCTTCCGTAAATTATCAGAACCAACAATTCCCCCTGTATGAGCGGTTGCAAATCCAAAATAACTGGCAATTCCGTTCAATAATGGTTGAGTAATAGATTGCCGAATTATAATACGCGTAAGATCACTGATAATAGCGTTGGCAAAATCTGAAAAACTGGCCTTTCCAGTTGTTACAAAGGTTGTAAGAGCATCTTCCATATTAGAAAACGCATTTTTTACCGTACTTTCTGCCAGATTTGCGAAATTACCGGCTTCCTCCCGAATACTTGTAAAACCACGCCTAAAGCCGTCTTCTAATGATTTCGATGAATTTAGCGCAGATTCTTCGGCTTTCTTAATCATATCATCATATATTCTTTCAACATCAGACTTATATTGCTGATACCCTGATTTTGTGGAATCTAAACCTTTTAATGTTTCCGATTTCCATTTATCAGCCAACGCAATAGCTTTGTCATACGGTGTTTTTAAATCCAAAAGCTTATTCTGGATATCATCAATCGTTTTTTTATAAGTATTGTCATCAACACGAGGTGTTACTTTAACCTCAGTTGTAACTTCCTCTTTTGGGGGATTTTCAATATTGGCTAATTCCTCACGGGCTTTATTAGCATCAATTCTGGCAGCTTTTAAAAGCAAAATATTTTCCTGAATGGACTTTGCCATGGGTGTAAAATCAGGATAATCTTTTGCTAACTCCCAAACCCTTTCTTGATACTGTTCCAAATCAATCCGGGATTCGGAGAGCATTCGGCGCAAATCTCCCGCCATAATTTCCCACTCTTGTTTGAAAATATCTGGTTTAACCCTTTGAAATAAGGATACACCGCCGGTATTCTTAAGACTTTTTTCCAAATCTTTAATATTTTGTTCTGCGTCTTTCAGAGCTTTGCTCCAAGTTGCAACCGCTTCATTTTTACCGGCTTCATTGAGATTATTGACTTCTTGAACAGTTTTCTCGAGTGATTGTTTCAGCTCATTTAGGGTTTCGGCATGTTGTTTACTTGCTCTTTTAGCGACATTATGACTGTCAGCCAGTTTATATAAAGAATATCCGGCAATAATTGCCAGACCAGCAGGGCCGCCAATCAGACTTAATGCCACTTTTAAGGTATTCGCTACTCCGGCCGTTAAGGCCATTTGCACAGCAGCCATCTTAGAAACTTGCGACATCATAGTTAAACCTGCTATTGCAGATTTAGAGGTTGTTCCTAAAAGGGCCATTCCTCCGTTTAATTTCGTAACACTGCCACTTAAAGCAACCCAGCCGGCAGAAATAGCTGAACCTCCTAAACGAGTGGCAATTAAACCTAATGCAATATCCGCATTTTCAGCTAATGTGAAGAAAGCCCCTGACGCCACCTCTACAGCCGTAGCTAAGGTCTCTCCGATTACTGTTGCTGCATTTCCGCTTTGTCCAACTAATTCATTAAATTGAGTAAGTGAAGATTTTAATGCCTCATTTAAGCCATTTTTGCCAATATCACGGTAAATTTTATCAAAATTATCCTCAATATTGGAAATTACACCGTTCATAGTCTTCATTTGTTCCGACATTGCTCTGGCAAATTTTATATCGCCAAGCGAACGGAGATATTTTTCTATATCCGTAGCATTTTTTTTAACGGTTGTAGTTACACCTGCAAAAGTGAATTTAACTTCATTCGTCAAGGTATTGGCTTTAATACCAAAAGATTTCAGACGTTCAAACTCTCCAACCGTAGCATCTGCAACAGCCTCAACAAAATCTAGAATATTTTTACTGAATGCCGAGGCTGTATTCCCGTAAGAGGTTAATGCTTCTTCCGAGGGGTCTAGCCCTAACGCCTTAAGCCGAATAAAAGCTTCTACAACTTCATTTAATTGATATGGTGTAGCTGTTGCAAAATTTTCAATCAACGTAAATGCGGCTTGTGCATTTTCTGTAGATCCTATAACAGTTTTAAGAGAAGCTGAAAGCTGTTCAAAATTTCTGTTTGATTCAAATAACGCCCCTAAGGTTCCTGAAATGCCTTTGAATCCCAAAAAAGCACCGGCAACATAAGAGGCTTGCCTTAGGATATTATTAAAAACCTTTGTATTCTCGTTTAATTTTAAAAGATTATCATTAGCAGGAGTAATAACATTCGTTATTTGACGAAAGGCTTTTTGACCGTCATTTCCAAGAGCTTTGAACTCTTGTCTGACTTTGTCGCCTCCCACCGCCGCCAGGCGAATAGATAAATTTTTAGCAGCACTCATCTTTTATACTTTCGTTAATAAAATTTATATTGCCAACAGTTCGCTCATAATTTCCAAGTCAAAACCTAAATTTTTGGCAATATTAAGAGCCAAAGACAAATCAGGCTCGGAAAGTCTTTTCAAAACTTCCCAAGCCTGCCATCCTTCAACTGTTTGCGGAGCTGTTTCTATGTATTTACATTTTTCAATGGAACAGAGCTTATTGGTTTCTGAACACCCTTTACAATAGTCTCGCCCTTTGCCGAAATGCCACTGGCATCGGGCGCTAAGTCGTTTTTTTCCGCTTCCAAGATTTCACGAACTCCACAATACTGGTTACGAAAATTCTCGGCGATGAGCCAAAAATTTGAAAAAAGTTCCTCAATTTTCTGTTCACAGACCGGCGCCGGCTCATCGCTTTCAGCCTCTAAAATACCCTCCCACTCCAAAATACCGGCCAAAGCCATTCCGATTGTTAAATGTTCATCTGCAAAAGCTTCTCGAATTTTAGGATTGTTTAAATCTAAAAAGTCGGAAACATCTGCTCCGACCTCTTTTGCTTCTTTATATTGTTTGACAGTTTGGGATATTTTATCATTCATATATGCTTTAGCTTGATAAAATATATTAGAAGTACATGGCTTTACCTTAATTTTAACACCATAACCAACATTTAGCCAATATGGTTCTTTAGGAATATTTAGCTTTAACATCAGTATGCCTCCTCATTATTTATTAATATAACAGTCATCATTTTTCCGAGCGTCTGTTCTTTCGCTCCCTGAAAATCATAGGAACACTCAATGCCTCCCGGACCGGAAATAGAACGTTTGGGCTTAGGAAGATAAACCTCATGGCAGATAATCGTTAATTTTTGATTTTCTGACAGTTCATACCCAAACTCTAAATCTACAGGCTCGCCAGCTCGTGCTTTGTTCATAAGTTCATTATCCCCATACCGTACGGAAATGCTTCCAGACAGGCCGGCAACACCTACATCAATCGCTTCAACCTTGCCGTCATTGCGGATTGTTTCAATTTTTTCCAGATTGTTAGAATAGGTTAATGAAGCTGCAGTAACATTTGCCAAGCGCATGCCAGCATTTTTAATAAATCCCTGAAATTGTGAAAAACGAGTATATGTTTTAGTTTCAGCTTCTGTAAATATACTCGTTTGAGCAGCATCCTCACCCTGAGCCAAAAGAGCCACAGTTGCCTGTGCTTCTCCTGAACGTTGGAAGTTAAAGGCAATGCTATCAGCCTTCACGCCCATAAAACGGATATATTCGGGGACTTGGGGAAGACCTATTTCTAATGCGTAACTGGGAAGAGATACTTTTCCAGACTCAAAAGTATGTTCATAACTTCCGGTAAGGGCTTCTTCATCATCAGTAATTGCTTTTGAAGTGGGTGAACCAAAAATGGCTTTTAACCAAATTCCAAAATTACGCAAATCAACAGGAATAACGATATCCCCTGAAACATTAATAACATCTTGAAATGGGGTGGTAGGGTCACGTCCTAATCCGAGAACATTTGATGTAACGAGGCTCTGTTCACTATCCAAAGATGAAGAAATAAACGGAATCTTAGTATAGCCATTTTTCGGCATAACCCCATATTCTATTTCCTCGGCAATTAAAAGGCTGGCATTCCAACCATAAGCTCTACTCATATCTTTTTCCTTATAAAAGAGGGTTATTTGAAACAAATTCGATTATAATGGGGACGGACGCCACCATAACTGGCGGAGCACCATCAATATTTTCATCGCTATATTCCGGGGGTTCTGTATGCAAATAGTCAACATTTCCACCCAATGAAAAATCAGATTTGAGACAGTCTGATACTTTTTTTATAATTTTAGACATTTGATTATGGCGATTATCATCGTCCATATCTTGTACTAAAACTTCCAATTCAGGGCGGAGCTCCAAAACATAAGATACTGGCGAAAGGATTGTTTCAACTATTTCACATTTTCCAGAGCGGAGAATAATTATTCCCTCTGGTGGAATTTTTTGCGGAATGACAATATTTTTCTTTATTTGGACATCTTTCAGTCTTTCCAGTCTCTTATATAAAAGGTTGATAATATTTGTAACGCTTGAGTTTTCCAATTTGTCTCTCCTTTTTAGGGAATATAAAAAACATACAGAATTAGTCTTTCCAGTTTGATAAAATCAAACTTGGCACTTTATTTTCTATTTTTCGGCTTTCTGTCTCGAAATTAATTAACTTGGGCATTTTGACCTTAGGTACTAACCAAAAGGCAATAACCGTCCGTCGTTTCTGTTCATATACCAATAAAGAGGTACCATTAGGACGATAAACATATCTAAGCCGGATTCCTTTCATTTTCTCATAAAGGGCCGGAGTAACTTTTTTCCCACCAATTTTTTGGGGAATTGCCGGCGTAGGAATTGCTAGCCAAAAACCGTCTTTTCCCCTGATGACTAAACCATACTCAAAACTTTGCATAATTTTATCAGCTTTCGAATAAACTATGCCGGCGGTTTTTAGACTATTTTTTGATTTAGGAAAAATATCTCCTCTCCATGTGTACGCCAAACGAGACCCCAAACGTGCGGATTTTACTTGTTTTCTCATTGTATCTTTGAGTTGATTGGTCGCTGCCGATATACCTCTTGTTACGGCAACTTCCGCATTTTTTAACTCTTTTTCTAATATTTCAGCCAGATTTCCAGTTAAACTTGTCTTTAAGTGCATATAACTTCAAAGCTCCACGTTAAGTTATTTGTGTCTTTTAACGGTTCCTGACTAACCGTATATTCTTTATTGTCGCAGTATAGTTTTTCTCCAATCTGTAAATATGGAGCATCTGAAATCCGCATTTTCATCATATTAGTCGCGGTGTGGGCTTGTGAAAAGCCCACACTGACGACCATATCAGGGCGTAAGAGGAAAACAAGAACGTCCCGATTTTGATATTTAGCGTTTTTTCCCAGCTTCTTGAACAGATGATCCACTGCTTTTTGAAACTGCTGCACCACTGTTATCAATCTCCTTTTTGCTTTTTTCATCTTTTTTTAGGGTGTTTTTATCGTTTTTTGTGCTTTTAGAAGCATTTTTATCCGATTTTTGAGAATTATCCTGTTTTGAGGATGAAGATGACGGTGGTTGAGACGATTGACTTTCATTTTTAACAATTCTCGAAGCAAAACCACGCTCAATAAGGGATTCTGCTTCTTTTTCATTAGAAATCTCAACTTCCATATCAGGAGCGTATTCTGTTTTATTTACAACCAGAGTTACTTTGGCTAATACTTTCATATATACTCTCCTATTTTACGGTTACACACATTGAGGCATTGGGACGATATGGTACGACCAACGGCGCAGATTGCAGCAGCATCCAACGGACAGCTGGGTCATTTTCCAACCATGACTTAGGAAAATAACGGTTAGCCTGAAAACCTGCCTGTTCATCTTTGATAGCACCATAGCAACGAACTCCCTCAATACCGCTGCGACTTCCCAGCAGAACGGTATTTTCAGGCAGGATTTTCTTTTCAATTTCAGTTCCGCTTTCGATATATATGTCGTTATATACCCAAACCTCAAAATCGCCAATATTCCCGACAAATCGAGCTTTTTCATTTCCTAAAATAATCGGGTCAATACTTAAAGTGTTAGCTGTCCCACGCCGATAATCTAGATATTTCTGAACAAACGGATTCGCCCGGAAAATCTTCCATGCCGAAGGTTCTAAAATAACGGTTTTAGCCACAACACCAGATTTAGACTGAATTGCACCGGCCCAATCTTCCAAATTGTCCAGAATATTTACGCTGGAATTATCCCAAGTGTTATCTCCGGTAAGAACTTTAGTAAATGAAGCATCTCGACCAAAATCAACAGTAACAGCAGGATAACCATCGCCTTCAACCGTAATTTTGCCAGTGCGCAAAACTTCCGAGGCCATAACTTCTTCACGACGAGTTAAACAGTCAAGTTGATTGTTAAGAGTAACCGCGACGGCTTTTTCTAAACGCTGGGCAGGTGTCATTTCTCCCCCGATTTTTTCTCCTGCCATTCTTTTAAATGGCATATCCGGGGTAAAACGCCGTTTGTCCTTAACATAAGCCGGTTTGAACGATTTTGTGCGATATCCCTCGTGTTCTACGACCTTGCCGGGCATCAATGGCGAAACAAACGGTGAAATCCGAGGTTTACTTTCCTGTGTGTCAAAATAAATCTCTTCTGTTTCCGAACGCTGTTCCTGAGGAAAAAACATATCCAATAAAAAAGATGATGGAGAATGAAGATTCTCCACCACTTTTGACAATACATGTGTTGAAAAGATATCCATTTTTATTTCCTTATGCTTGGGTTTTCTTAATGAAAATGCTCTTTTCACGGAGCTTTTCGGTTATGACATCAACAGTAAAACTGTTGTCAAAAGTCAAAGCGTCTGAATTAAACTCACCAGTAAAATAGACTACGGCCTGTTTATCTTCCTTTTCCGCATTGACATTTTCGGCCAAAATGCAGAGCGGTACTTGAGAGCCATCTGTTTGGGTCGAAACCGCATTACAATACCTTCCGCTGGCCGTTACCTTTCCGAGAACGGTACCTCGAACATAATTCCCGGCAGTAACATCAACCAGTCTAGCTACTCTGGGAAAATCACCTGCCAACAAGTTATCGGGCTTTAATGTTCCTTCATCTTTACAATTTGCATACATTTTACTCTCCTGAAGATGATTTGTTGGCCAAAGAAGCAATGCGTTTAGCCATTACCTCTACATTTTCGGCGGTTTCCGTACCTGAAACAACAATTTCAGGGTTAGGAATCTGAGCCATAACTTTTTCAAAAGATGAAACAACCTGCTGTTTAGGCATATCCTTTAAAATCTCGATAATTTGAGATGATGAAAGATCTGTTGTAACCAGCATTTTATTTGCAATCTGTTCACGACCTTGAGCTTCAGCATTATCAAAGACCTCTTTCATTCTTTGACGTTCCTGTTGTCTTATCTCCATTTCATTCATGTTTTCATTTTCCCTTTCTTTGTTAAGGTCTGTTAAAATTCGCTCAAAAGAGCTTTGACGATTAGCCAGACCTTGCCAAATCGCCTTTTTCCCAACAAAAACATCTCCCTGACCGAAATCCCTGATTACAGTTTCGGTTGAGACATCACGATAAACTGCAATTTTATTGATAAAAACTTCTGCCAATGCATCTAGGCGAGACTGTATTTGAGTCAATCCCTCAGAAGTTTCCGGATTGATACGTTTCAAGGGGCTTTGAGAGGAAACAATTTCAATTTTGTTTTCACCGTCTTCTTTTTCATAAACAGCGACAACCCCAATAGAACCAACCAACGCAGTATCTGTTACGATAATTTCATCGCAAGCTGCGGCTATCCAATAAGCTCCACTGCAACAACTCCCGGAAGCATAAGCAATTATAGGCTTTTTGCCTCGTGCATTATAAATCATGTCCGCCAATTCAGAACAGCCGTTGACTTCTCCGCCGGGACTATCGATATCAAACAGAATCGCTTTTACACTTTCATCTGCCAATACAGAATTAAAATCTCTGGCTAAAAGTTCATAAGAAGTCGCGCCGCTGATTAGTGTAAAAAGATTAGCATAACGAAACAGCGGGCCATGAATGGGAATAATTGCGACATTATTTCTTACAGAGACAGCATAAGTATTTTGCAATTTTCTTCCCAGCTGCGCTGCAATGGCTGCCGGGTTGGTATTTTGTCGCTTGGCTATATTTATTATATTTTCAAGCGTATCACTCGTCGTTGCCCACGGTTCGTTGGTTATTTTGTTCCATATTTTCATTTGTATTTTCCTCTTGGTTAATGAGTTGCATATTGCCATCGCCGGAAGTGCTAAGCCCAAGCTCTCTCATACGTTTGAGTTCTCGAACTCTTTGCATTAAAACTTCTTCCCAGTCTAATCCCTGTGAGGCACATTCATCTTCTAAGGTTGATAAACCGGATTCCATGCGAATTTGTGAGGCTTGGGCTTCCTTAACCGGGTCAACCCAGCCACGCCCCGGACCAATCCATTTACATCGGCACCAAGCTGCTTTCTTTTCGTAAAAATTAGGGGCTTCAATAAGCCCCCTGTTTACACTTTCCTCAAGCCATAGTTCGAAAACTGGTTTAGCCCAGTAGTTAATTATCCAACTTCGGCGTCCATTGAAAAAGCGCCATGCTTCAATCAGAGCCGCCCGAGCAGATGAATAATTTGTCTTTGAAAAGTCTTTCATTAACAGCTCAAGCGGGATATTTAGACCGGTTCCAATATGGCGCAGTACATTTTCAACAAAAGCCGCATAGCTGGAATTTGGACGGCTGGGAGTAAAAGCCGATACTTTATCTCCGGGAAATACTGGAATTATTGAACCACCCTCAAGCTTAACGCTCCAATCTTTGCGTTTTTCCAGATAATCATCTACAGATTCGCCAAACATTTCGGCGATTGATTCACTGTCCATTGGAGTTTCAATAAATGCCGCAATCATGGCGTTAACGACTGAAGCCTTTAATTCCGAACGTTCATAGTGGTCTAACATCTTAAAAAGCGGCATTATTGAAGTAAAAAGCGGTTTACCTCGATTTTGCCCAATACGCTCCGGGTGATGAACATGTAAAATCAACTTCCGTCCAAAAGGTGTTTGAGCTGCAATTTTTTGCCATGTATTGGCACCCTGACCGTAGTAATAGTCATTGGGATAATATTTGCTTATCCAATAATTCTCAGCTTCTCCATACTGATTAATTTCGATACCATCGCGTAAAAATTCACTGTTTTGCTTAAAATCAGGGTTTGATAACCTATCAGGCTCAACGAGTTGGAGGCATGTTGCAAACGGACAATCTTTTGTTTCCCGCCATAAAACAAGGGCGAGGGCTTCCCCATTTTCAATGACAGAACGAAAAATTAAGGCCGTTTGAGAATTGAAATTAAGCTTTCGAGCTGCATCACAAAATCGGCTTTCTGCCCATATTCTCCATAAGCTCTCAACTTTTCGCGCCCATTCTTCCAGATAATCAATATCTAATCCCAAAATTCTGTGGTCTGGAATTGAAACGAGCTTTAAGCCGTTACCGACAACATTGTCAACAAGAGTTTGTATTGCCCCGCTGGCAATACCATTATTGCGGATTAAATCTCGCGAACGGGCAACAAGAGTCGATAACTCCCCATCCAGTTCCATATCCGCAGAATGTCGTAACGGCCGCCAGCTCAGCAATTCCTTAGCCGATAAAGACGCGCCTTTATAACTTGTGTCATCCATAGTTAAAAACTCACTTTGATAACCTTACGATTTTTCAGTCCCTTAGCTTTTCCAATTTCTGCTTGTAGGTACAAAATATATTCTTTCAGCTTGGAGGAATCGGCTTGAGCGTATGACGTAGAACCGACACCCTCAACATTAACGCTAACAGTGCGTGCACCAATCATTAACTCATGGTATGCCTGTTCCGCTTCCTCTAGCTGTTTTTGTAAAATTTCAACTTTTGTCATCTTAAATCCTTATAAATATGGGTCTTGCGCTTTGACTATGTTGGGTGAAAAGCTAATTTTAGTTTTTTTCTTTACCGGTATTTCCGCTGTTTCCTGTTTTTCCGGAATTAGAGTTTTTTCCAGATTGCGCCATTTTGTTTCGGAGAACTGTTCTATGCCAAAGCAGATACTGGCAGCTCGGGCATATATACGGCAATCTAACGCTTCGTTTCGTTCTCTGGTTTTCTGCCATTCCCTTTTCTGATAGCCTCGGACAATTTTAGTGACTAATTGTTCCGCAGTTAATTGCTTAAAATATTCGCTGTCATATTTGGGAAAATGACAATATCCGGCCGGAAAGCTCTCGTCTTCATTTTGAGTCAACCTCAAAAATTGATATAATTCAGACTTAAGAATGGAAGTTCCGACTGTCCAAACCTTAGCCCCTCGGCGAAGTTTTTTACCATTGATATTAAGGTCAACCTTAGTCGGAAGACCTAACGGTGTAACGCCGCTGTCTGTTCCTTTGACTGCCATTGCAAAATTCAGCGGTTGTTTGCGTACCCAATTATAAACCTGTTGCGTTGCAAAACCGCTGTCAATGGCAAAACGGGAGATTGGCAGCATAGCGCCGGACGAATGCTCAAAATAACGCCGGGAAAAATCTGTCAGCTCATTCCAGACATCCTCTCTGGCGGTATCGCCATTTATAATAAAGTAGCCCACCGACCAGCTTTCGTGGTTTCTCCCCCAAGCAACAACCTCACACTCTATACGGTCTTTTTGGACGTCTGCGCCGGCAGTTAAGAATAAACCGCCACTCGGGACAAGTTCTTGCCGGTAATCTTCGCGTTTATCAAAGAGAACCTGCCATTCAGGAGCTTCGCCTTTTTCAAGCCAAGTTTCGCCCAAAACGGTATTAACCCAGACTTTCAACAGATTATCCTTGTTTTTGGCATCTAAAAACTGTTTAACCGCGTCAGCCCATGAAAACCAGCCAACCGGCGAATATAAAGAAGATAAATGAAACCCGGCAATTTTACTGCTCGGATTGGATTTTTCCCAAATTCCATTCTCCAACATCCACGTTTTGTGATGTTCCTCAATTATACCGCCGCAATATTCGCAAATATAAACAGCCGTTTGCGGGTCATCATCTTCCCAATGGATTTGTTTCCATTTAAGCAACTGCCTTTTATTACAATAAGGACACGGTACCATATAATGACGTTGGTCTGATTGCTCGTACTCATATTCTATTCGGCTCACGCTTTGGATTGTCGGCGTGGAAACCATAAAAATTTTACGGCGGTTAAAGGTGCTTGTTCGCTTGATTGCCAAATTGACAGGATCTCCTTCGCCCTCGACATCTCCTTTATATGCGTCTATCTCATCAAGAAAAATATAGCGTACCGGCATAGAACGTAAGCCAATGGCGGAGTTCGCACCGGTTAAAACCAATACACCGCCCTGAAACTCTTTCATCAAGGTTGTATTGCTGGCGTCTTTGGAACGACGGTCGCTGATAACGCACTTTAATTCAGGAATTGCAGCAAACATCGGGTCTATACGGGTTTTAGATGTTCTTTTTGCTCCGTCCACCGTTGGCATAACAAGCATAACCGGCCCTGGGGATAAATGCACGATATAGCCCAAAAAATTATTTCCTACCTCTGTTCCGCCGATTTGAGCGCCTTTCATAAAAACAACGCGCTCAATTCCCGAATACGGAGAAAGGCAGTCCATAATCTCTTTTAAATATGGCGTTCGTGAAGTTCGCCATTTTCCCGGTTCTGCCGAGGCTTTTTGCGAAAGAACCCTGTATTTGTCTGCCCATTCCGAGATATTCAAGAGCGGGTCTGGCTTTAAACCGGCATTAAATCCCTCGTTATAAATGATAAAAGCGTCAGCCACTTTCTAATATTTCCTCAATAATCTGGCGTATTTCTTTAGTTAAAATTTCGTGTATTCGGTTGGTATCAGTTTCTTTGGCTAGGATTGACGCCACACGGTCGGGAATATTTAAGAGGGCATCACGCACCATTCGTCCTTTATTAAAGGCGGCTATCCTCACACCATCTGCCGAAACCAAAGATTTTTCAGCCTCTTTGTTTTTCGTTTCAAGATATTTGACTTTTTCAATTTCGCTTTTTATACGGGTTTTTAAGAGTACTGTTGATAAATTTCCGAGGGCGTCCATTCCGTCTGTGGCATTTTTACTGGTTTTCATAGGCTGGCGGATAGCGGCGATAGCCATATCGGCGGTTTCTTCATTCACTTTTCCGTTATGGAGCTTTATTGTTCCGTTATTTACCAACTTATTTACATATTGTCGGGTAAAATTATGTTTTCTCCCCCATGCTGCCTGCGTAATGTATGCCATAACTTACTAAACTTCTTTTTGATATACCGATGAAAAACATTGCAACCCTATATGATTATATTATAATGTTGGTATGAAAATAAAATTTGTTACGGAAAACGCCAAAGTTACGGGATTTAGGTACTTTTGGCTAAAATACATAAGAGGTTTTGACCCGACAGTTCATTGTGCCAAGTGCTTAATTGGCGATTATTCACAAAAAGTTAGTCTAAATATGCCCGTGAACACCGAGATTGAACTCAATGAGTTTACTGATTTCAAGTGTTTATATTTGTGTGGCGTTATCGGCTACCGAAACAATCTCCACATTCCCTTTGTTCCAAGCGATAATGAAAACGACATCATTACCGCCGAAACATACAGGGGCGATAAAGTGATTATAACCGGAGCAAGACGTTTACCCATTCCACCGCTTGAAAAAGGGTATAACAGTTTATCTCAGGCTTTCACGTCTTGCCGCAATTATCAATTTGGCGTTAGTTATCTTTTGCCAATGCAAGACGATAAGCCTTTATGACATCGGCACTTCTACCTATAGGCTTGCCGTCCGGATGTAACATCTCAAATTCCCGAGTGATAGATTCTTCAACCATTTTAGGGGATATTACAACATTTTTTATTCCGCTCATACACCAAACTCCCGGATTATGGCGTTCCAGCTTAGCCTCGGTCGTATTGATAAATCTACGCCCTAACGCAACAGCCTCGCTTTTCCGGTGGAATTTCTGATAAAACCAATGCCCTTTACGGAATAATGCCGAAAATCCATTATCATCCAAAAACTCAATATAACGGTGGGATTTTGCTTCTCCGGCATAAGTCGTACGGTCTTGCATATCAATTTTTTCTCTGGCTCTACCTGAAAAATAGATTTTGCCGCCCATTCGGCACATTGCATTAACCACCGTCAATACATCGTTTTCAGCAGTCATACTATCTACCGAGTTAAGAACATAATCGCAAATGACAATATCAAATAAACCTTTGGTTTCTAGCTGTTCACATAGATTATCAATCATTTTGTGAACCATTGTCGAATCAATGAAATTGCCTTTGCGGTAAAACAACTCAACACCATGAATATCGTAACCTTTTTTGCGAAGCTTTTTTACATAATCTGCCTGACCACAACCAAAATCAAAAATCCGCTCGCCTTTTTTGCAATTTGGAATAAGGCTTTTCTCATAAGTCGGTGAGGCATTAAACGGCTTTTCTTCCTGCTCATCGTGCCGCAAACGAAATTTTTGAGCAAACGTCTGTATAAAAGTCGTTTTTGCTAAATGATCATAAGAAAATTTACCATATTTTTTATTCAAAAACTCTGCCGCTTGTTGAGCCATATTGTTAGGAATGCGGTAAACTCTGGTCGGAATTCCCATCGCTTTGCAAGCCAGAACATATTGTCCGGCATGAATAACTTTTCCGGCTTGAGTGGCAACACAAGCTCCCCAGTTGCCATATTTGATAATGAGCTTGCAGATTTCATTGCGGACATTTGCCATTTTAGCCCGCATATTGCCGCGCAATTTGATAGGCGGCACCATTTCAAAGCCAAGATTTTCACTTCTGCCAACCCAAGCTCGTTCATCGCCGCTGTCAAAATCTGTACCGTTGTGCAGTTGGTTAAAGCGGATTTCATCAGTTTGGTTAATATTTGCCGGCAAAAGATATACCGGTGCTTTATCAATACCGGCAGCCAGCAGGGCTTTTGTCCTTTGGTGTCCGGCGACAATCAAGTTGCCGGAAACAATAATCGGTTTGACAATACCAAGGGTTTTAATAGATTGGCGAAGTGTTTTTAGCGATTCCTCGTCAATTTCTCTCGGGTTATAATCTGCGCCGACTAAATCTTTAATTGGGTAATCTAACTCTAACATTGGGGTAACAATACCTTTGCTACAAAACCATAACGGACACCGTTTTCCTTTACAAAATTCTCATAAGCATCCACCAAACTCTGGTATTCCTCTTCCGAAATATGAATTTTATAACTGCCAAATGATAAAAACTTATTGGCCTGAACTTTTTCTTCTTTCTCTCCCTCTAACGGGTCAAGCAGTTCATTGTCATTATCCAGTTTTAGAATATCGTTGAGAAAATCATCGTCAAAACCGGTTATTTCCAAATCCAAACCGTCATCAAGAATAAGCTGCAACTGCTCTGATAGTTTGTTCGTATCCCAACCGGCATTTAGAGCAATCTGGTTTTCAGAAATACATAAGCGGGCTTTTTGTGCCGGATTGAGACCGCGGATAATCATAACCGGCACTTCTTCAACACCTAACATTTCTCCGGCTGCTTTACGTCCGTGTCCAGCCAAAATCATATCGTTTTCATCAATAAGCATTGGCGCAGTCCAACCGTTTTCCATCATGGAATTGGCAATTTGCATAATCTGTTCTTTGTTATGCGTGCGGGCATTTCCCTCATATTCCTTTAAATCTGCCAGTTTGCGGCGACTGTATTCAAGATTTGTGTTTACTTCAACTTTTTCCATTGGTTTACATCCTTATTCGCAAAATGGCGGTTTTCCTAGAAAACCGCCAAAATTGTCAACTTGTTTAGTGAGTTTGGTTTATAATTTTATATATTTGATTCAAAATAATATTTTTTTATGCGCATTGTCGGAACAATAGGACTCAACTGCCTGAAAATCCAAGAAAGAAGATAAAAAATGTCAACCGTGTCAACCAAAATTTTCGGGCTGTCGGCTTAAAATATGCCGCGCTTGAGCCACCCCTATAGGGTCAAAAGTCCAGAAGGACCCAGAGAATATTGGAGAGATTTTACGCATAAAAAAATGAGAGAAGATGTATTCCGACACCTTTTCTCATCATATCTAAATATTAACGGAAAACTTTTGAAAATGTCCATACAAAAAATCAGCGTATCAGAAAGAATAAGTTTTTTATAGTTTAATACAGTTCCATACAATAAGAGATTGTCAATAATCAAATCTGGTCAATCTTTTCATTCAAATAATCTAAAGCCTTATTCAGTTTTTCATTTCCGGAGCTTTTAGATATTCCCAGCGCGGTGCAAATAAATTTCCATGATTTTCGCTGTGCTTTATACCAAATCAGTTTTCTTTCAAACTCCGTTAATAGCGGTGTCCAGCTTAATACTTCATCTAATCTTGATAATTGTTCCGGTGAAGGACATAATCTTATTGGGCGTTTTTCCTGCTGTAAAATTTCTAGTGGCGTATAAATTATGTCAGGCCACGCAGCTTTACAGCCTGGTATCAAAACAGGCGGTAACCGCTTAGCAATATAAACAGCTTCTTCAAAACGTTCCAAAAGTTCTTTTCTGGACATTCTAACCATGGCCACGCTCCTTTGCTATTTTATCCAATGTTTCATCAAACTTATCAAACAAGCCAAGTTCAACTGCTTTTCGATACTGAATTCCTCGAAGTTGAATACCGTCATTGCGGTAGCTGTGTTCAAGCTCCATATATTCCCGTTCACCAATTTTCATTTTGAGCAAATCGTTAATTGTGTAATAGAGGGCAGCTTTATAGATTGGTAATGTGTATTTACATTTATTGAGGCGAATATCACGACGCATAAATTCTACTTCAAGGCATACACCGGTAAAATGCGTCTGAGATGATTTATTTTGAACACAGTCTTTTTGCTGATCGCTGAGTTCTGCCAAAATATGAGCCAATTTTGGAAATGTCGCCACTTTCTTATATTTGAAAAGATTATAGCAGGCTTGCTTTAATTGGGTTTCTGAATAATCCCCAAGTTCCTTAATCCATTGTTCAATAATTTTTTCAGGTTCTTGCCCGTCTTTTGGTTTGTTCAGCCATACTGGCTCTCCGTACAAATCGTACAGAATTTCGAACACACAATTCATAACTTTGTGTTTTTTATTTAGCATATCAACTACTGACATTATGCTATCCCCTTGGATTTCAACAAATCCGCAAAGCTCATTTTCTTTGATACAACCGGTTTTTGAGAACTTTTTGATAAAATATCCGAATGTAATGAGGATATTTTAGTTTTTAAATTCTTATCTTCTTGAGTCGTGGACACTGGCCGGACTCTTTGTTGGCTATTAGATGGACTTTCGGCGGACTTTGGGTTGGTCGGTTGTTTGGCTTTTGGTTGGACATTTTCAGCAGAAAGATTTTGAAAACAGCTATAATTTTCAACAGTTATCAGCGAATACTGGTTGGTCGTTTTGATGGTTATAACACCGGACATTTTGAGTTTATCCAAAGCCGTTCGTATTTGGCGTTCACTTAACCTTAATGTTTGTGCAAGCTCCATTCTGCCGGTTATGATTTGACCGCGTTTTACATCAATATTGCGCCACCGCTTGTCTTCATAATTAGCCGTTAGCAAAAGGTGCATAAACACACGAAAGGTATTTGCATCGCCATACCATTCCCATTCTGTAATTTTTCTGTGAAGTTTTATCCAACCGCTCATAGCAATTACGCAGATAACAGAGATTGCTTGTTTTCTGCCGTATTTTGGGCTTTTCTCTTATTCTCAAAAGCGATAATACTGTCTAAGGAGTATAATATCTTACGCCCAATCCTTATAAATTCGGGGCCGAATCCTTGAGTACGCCAATGTTCTATTGTATTTGGGTTGATTTTCCAACGCTTAGAAAGCTCTTTTGTTGTTAGATAAACATTTGTATTGGTATTGTTCATAATTCCCTCTTAAAATTTTGTTGTGATTACAGCAAAATTTTGGGAGAGATATTTTTGATTTTACAGTCGGATAGGTATGAAGCTGTATATGATAGAATCGGATATAAGGCAGAGTTAAGCATTCAAACTGTTTTGATAAGTGAAAAACAGTCGGATTTATGTCCGAGTTAAATTCAGACTTTAAGGGTTAGCTATTTGTGGACAACTTTTCTAAAGACAAACTGTAATAACCTTTTGCTCGATATTTTATTCGGGGTAATATTGGATGAGATTTAAATAAATCTTTTAAATGTTGTGTTCTCGCACCGCTATCTATTAACAAATTCTTTCCTAAAAGCCAAGGGTTGGGAGATTGTGCTGCTTTATGCAGTTCTCGAATTATTTTTGCCTGGATGTGTCCGAAAGAATAAAGAGTATTTCCAATATAAAAAAAATCGCAATCCTTATTGACTGCGATTTCTGATGATGAGGCATTATTATTCCATAATGGGAGTTCTTGTTCTTCATATTTTAATTGGTATTTTTCTTCAAATTGTTTTAAATCGCAAAGAAGAATCATCAAATCTACCTTTTTTATTGTTATTTTCTCTGGAAAAACTAATTTTTCTCTTTTGGTATCATCGCTGGAAATGAATTCGCTAACTTGCCGTTTATAGTGACGGAATAAAATATGGCAATCTTCAGGCGTTATACGTTTACAACCGGTATATTCATATATTTCTTGAGAATTATGAGGAAATTTGTTTAAAAGCATATTTGAAGTAAGTTTTACAGAACAAACTTTAATATGGGCATTAAGAAGACCATTCTCTATACAATATTCGACATCTTTAGTTTGTCTATGCCATCTTGCGGAAACTTCACTTAAAGAAAAATACATTTTAGTGGGAAAAGCCATATTCGTCCTTTCTTTTGTAACATTTTAAATTATTGGTTACAACCCATCATAAAGTTGGTCTTCTTGAAATTCAATCATAAAATGCTAAAAACAACTTTTAAACAACCCATGCTTGTATATAGCTTTACCGCTCACACGAATTTGAAAGAAAGTATATATATTTCAATGGGTTCAGAGTATATGTCTGTAGATTTCACTCATCCCAAAAAATATATGGGTAAAATTTATTTATCCCAGATAAAACAAAACCCCTGGAAAACCAAGGGATTAAATGGTGCCAACAGAGAGACTCGAACTCCCGACCCACTGATTACAAATCAGTAGCTCTACCAACTGAGCTATGTTGGCAACCAACTGAAGCTCCTTATATAGTGTACATTTTTGAATGTCAATAACTTTTTTGTTGTTTGTTTATATTTTTTATTGTTGCGTAAAAATGTATGGTTTTGATATGGTAGTATATAATTTTAGACCAATCTTAAATTCTATAGATTATTATGGAATATAGTGAAATGACGGAGATGAAATTGGAGTTAACTTTAGATAAATATGTAAATACTTATAATCAAATACGATTTGATAAGATAGAAAAGTTAATCAACGAACCGCACGAACTATTATCTTATTTAGGTGTATCTGCTACAATTAATAATATAGAAGACTTGAAAAATGATATGGAAAATCTAATTCACACTTTTTTATATGATGAGGACGGAGAGGACATAGCTCAATTACAACAAATGAAAGAGGAATTAGAATTTCGTAATCTTATCGAAAATGAAGATAATCTACAACAGAGATCAATATTACAATATATTTTTGATTGTTTCAGAGGCTATATAACTAAATACAATAATCAAAAGGTTAATCCTTTGTTATTATATAAAATAAAATCTTTTGATTCTCCAGCTTGGCATAACATTCTTGAGTTGGCATATATCATCATAAAAAAATATCCAATGTATACATATAATCAAATTTCCGAGGTTACACGAAATGTAGCTTTAGCGATAAAGGAATTAAAGGGTTATAAATTCGAAATTACATATAAATCTAGCAAATTCATCCAACTTCCAGATAAAGAAATTGTTAAAGAAATCGAAAATCTTATTTCTTGTTTAGGTGGTTTAGGTGTAACAGAAATATGCGTTCGGCAATTAAATAAATCATATAATGAAAAATTGGATTACATTATTATTCCTCAAATTACAAGCACTATACCAAGTAAACGCCCAGCAAGAATTTGTTGGCTTTATTTACTAAATTTATCGCTTAAGCATTTAAATGATGTACCTAAACAGCTAACACCTATAAGGCAAAATATATTATGGAAGAAGCTACAAAACATCGTACGAGCATATATTGCCTGTTATAATTTAGAAATCTACTATCCTTTAATATTTATTGAACCCGATAATTATCTTGATTTTATCTCAAGGACAACTCTTTTTAATTTTGTTTTCAATCCAAGACAGTTATCTTTTGAGCAATTTAACTGCTTTATTGATGAATTATTTAGGTGGGTAATCATAGAAAACAGTGATGTATATGCAAAAATACAAGAAGTTAAAGAGTTAGCTAATTTTATCATCACTAAAAAAACAAATGGAATTGTAATATTTAATAAAAATGAATTATCATTTTTAGAAAGTATTGATGAGTATATAATAGATGCTGATAAAATTAATAAAGATTATAAAGATCCTAATGATAGCACTTTCCAATTTTCTAAATCTATATATTGCAGACCGTTTATTCGATTAAAGAATAATAGTTTGCTTTTTCTAAATCAGAATATTGCACTATACGCACTTTTTGAAAATATTTATTCTATAGTTCGAGAAAAATTAAACAATAGAGAAGACCCTCTTTATGTTTCAAAAAAACTTGGACATGAAAGTGAAGAATTGATTTTTAATAAATTAGAAACATTATCTTATACAGATGAAAATTTCATATTAAAAAATGCTGAGTACAAAATATCTAAAGATATAAGAAAAGAATTAAATGTTAAAAAAAAACTTGGTGAAATTGATTGTCTTATTGGAACAAAAGATTGTTTACTTATTATGCAGATAAAAAATAAGCCTATTACGACAAATGCGGCATTAGGAAATAATGTAAATATTTTGTCTGATTTAAGTATGTCTATGGTCAATGCTTTAGAACAACTTACCTGGGACGATTTTATCATTCATAAAAATGGCTATTTTGAATTAACCAACGGAACTAGAATCTATAAAAATAATAGAAGAATAATAAAATGTATCGTATCTCTATTTGATTATCAAGGATTACAAGAACCTCAATTAGTAAGTGCTTCTTGTCGCTTTTTTGCACATAATATACATTTTAATCTTAAAACAGAAGAAATGTATAATGATAGTTTTGCTAATGTAATATCCAAATTTGAAAAGGATTTTTCAAATCTAAATGAGAGCATTGAAAATATTTCTACTATTTTCTCAAAATTAGTTGAAATTAATAAAAATAAAGAACGAGAAATAGATACGATATTTTTGAATATTCCATTTTTAATTACCATGATTAACAGAGAAAGTAGCATCAACGACTTTGTAGAAATGATAGTAAAGTTTATGCACACTAATTATGGAACCCACAATCTCTATGCAACATATAATATTTTTATGAAACTATTTCATAAATCATAAAAATATGAATATCAAATGAATGAAACGAATACATTTAAAGCTCATTTTAAGTGATTTATTGTGGTTAACTCCAGAGAAACAGTGGAAATTATTTTATATACTATTTTACTATATAAATATAGTTTTGTGTTATTATACAAAACGCGAAATAAATAATATTTTGAAAGAACTTGAACTATGGCATATAGAAATAAAACTTATGTTGCTTTTGATGGTGATAATGATATGCACTGTTATAACCTAATGAAAGCATGGAAACAGAATGATAATACAGAATTTAACTTTTATGATGCTCACGATATAAATACGGCAAGAGATACTAGTACAGAAGAAACGATAAAATGTCGCCTTCGGGAGCGAATGGCTAATAGTAAAGTGTTTGTTTTACTCGTTGGTGAGCATACTCAATATTTATATAAATTTGTTCGTTGGGAAATAGAGGAGGCTATAAGGCGTGATTTACCAATTATTGTAGTTAATCTAAATGGAAAAAGGCAATTCGACGAAGATAGATGCCCGCCCATTTTAAAAGATAAGTTAGCTGTTCATGTAGATTTTTCTCCAAAAATTATGCAATATGCGCTAGAAAATTGGCCTGCAGAATACAAGAGACTAAAAAATGAAGAAAAAACGGGACCAAGATATTATAACGATGCTGCCTATACTTGGGCTAAATAA